CTATTTCGATTTGCAGACCTGCCACTACCAACTGCAACTCTGTTAAATCTTTCATTTGCATTAATTGCCATCTTAATCTCCTATGCTGTGCGTTTCCACATATAGACTACTATATATGGTTGTAAAATATCGTGAGTGTGTGCTGCTCCACCACCTGCTGCTTGTATTGCTCCACTTGAGCCAAGATTAGGCTCACCAGCAGAACCATCAACAGAAGCTACTGTTGTCTCTCCATTTTGTAAAAGAAGCCTGTCATAACTTCCATTACTATGGTTATGTGAAGGTATTTCACTAAGTGTTAATGTGTGTGAATCTGTTTCAGCACCACCTGTAGCATTAAGCGTATCAAATGTACCACTTGATGCTTTACCTACTGGAACTTTACCTTCTGCGTAAGCTGCCCAAGTACCAAATCCAAGAAGTGTTGCTGGGTTTGTTGATACAGCAGCATTCATATATATTGAACCTACTGGATAAACTAAATTATTAATTGTTGCTGCTGTAACTGTGTTTTGCACAAAAGCTGTAGTTGCTACTTGAGTTGTATTAGTTCCTGTACTTGCTGTTGTTGCACTAAATGCTTGTGAGGCACTACCTGCTAGATCAGCCTTAGTATTAACTGCTGTTTGTACTGCTGTAAACTCAGTATTAAAATCTGCACCAGATATTACTTTTCCTGCATCGGAATCTGCTAGTGCATCTTTGCCAGACCATCCGACAGCTATAGTATAGTTTGCCATTATCTTATCTTTCCTTGTTTATGTAATAAAGTTAAATCTTGTAAAGAAGCATCAAATCCGTTTGATTCAATATCTATCTCTAGTTTAAGGTTTTTTGCCGAACCAGTTAACGGTGTTTTGTATTCATGTAATCCATATATAGGTTTGTAAGTTACACCAGATTTACCATACAAAGATGTACTCGCACCCCACAAAGCTGTACTACCTGTAGTTGTAGGATTTAAAGTTATAGAAGTAGTTTCAGATGGACTTGGACTATAATCTTTATACCATTTTAATCCTAATGTTGCTCCAGAACCACCTTCTAAAACTAAAAACAATCTTTTTAAAAATGAAGCTGCTATAGACTCACCTAAATTAATCCATGTTGTTGCTATACTACTTGTATAAGAACTATAACTATAAGTTGATGCTCCTGCTAGATCAGTATCATAATATCCCTCATAACCTGCTAAACCACCATCTTTCTGACCGACAAGCAAACCATATGTTTCTGTATAAGATAAACTTGTTGGCTCTCTGTTATTATCAAAAGTCCAAGTTGTTATTCTTGGTGCATTATTAGGTGTGAAATGTTTAAAATCAAACACATAAGTAATGTTTTTATCAACAAATGACATTATGTAAATACCTTCGTTTTCAACATAAACACTTTTAACATTTGAACTTTGTCCAATATTTCTAATTAAAGTATCTTTAATGTTTACACTTAGATCAGTTAAAGGCAGTTTATCTTTTTCAGTTGTTCTTCCTAGCGACCTAAGACCTGTATTAGATAAAAATACAAGATCATCACCAATGGCTTGAACTGTATCTCTTGATACAAGACCAACACCTCTAATAACTTCATTAAGTGCAAGTGATCCTACTGTTTCTGGCCTGTCATATATAACAATGTTGTTTTTACCAAATATAACTAACTTGCCATAAAAAGGTGCAATAGCAATAACATCATCAATACCCCAAACTTTAGACAAATCTATTAAACCTGCATCTCCACCTGTCCAGTCATCACCATCTAACAAGTTTGAATAATAAACAACATCTGGTGATTCTGCTACACCACCTGCCCATATTCTTCCGTAATAACCCATTCCACAAGTAGGTTTAAATTGATTAGAAGAAACAGTTGATGGTTTAGTTGCATGTGCTGTCCACCTAGACCCAGAACTTAAACTACCATCGTATCTTTGTGGTTCTATACCAGCATGAAAACAATGTAATCTGTCGTTAAAATTTACAAACTGCCAGTTACCAGAACTACCTGATACAGTATGTTTAACATCAGCACCACTACTAGGAAACGCTGATGCTGGTGAAGTAAAATCAACAACATAAATACTTGTGCCATAACTAACAACAATTTTATTTGTACCTTGATCGTCATGCTCATGTATGGATGCTATAGATGTGCCTGATGGTGCTACTTTTTGTTTTAAACCTTTTCTAAAAGCAATACGACCAGACTCTCTAATTACTACATTTTCAGCTTTAACTAAATAAGATAAGTCTAAAGAAGCAGGGTTACTTTGTGTATTTAACCCATTTAACCCAATATCAGTTAAAGATTGATATGATATTTGTTTTGCCATTATCTAAAATTTAATCCTGTTGCGTATTGACTACTATGGTTTTCATTTACAAACCAATCTGATTCGTATTTTGTATTACCACTATCTAATATGATTGCCTGTTTAAGTGCTTCATTAGCTTCTTGAGCCATTAAACTAGATTGCGTTCCACCATCTTCACCTCTTTCTGATATTGCCCTAGCCCATGCTCCAAGAATAACTGGTTGAGCAGGAACTTTAAGCACAGTTGTTGCATCTGTTAATTTATCTTGATATTTAACTATATCAAATGAAATAGTATGTGCCTCAGTAGGAACTGGTGAAAAATCTATTTTTAAATTATTAGAACTATCACTACCATTAAAAGCATAATATAAAGGCTCACCAGTATCGTCTGTAGGGTATTTTACGGTGTTAATATACTGTTTGCTTACCTGATGTAAATGAAGTCCTGTATCGTTGTTTATGGCATCCAATATTTTTATTTCTTGACCAGATGATAAATTGTAGTTTTTTGTACTTGCTACTGTAGATATATCAACTGTTTCTCTAAGATTAAGCCAATCATGTCTTTCTTCGACACCTCTTTTAGCATCATTAACTAATGATCCTATAACTTTGTGATAAGCAGATACATTTGAACTATCGTTAATAGCACCTGACCAATCTGTTGCGATTGTATCTTCACGCAATCTTATTAAAACTTCATTAATTAATTCTCTATAAGTCATAACCTATCCTTTAATTATTTTTCCCCATACTGAACATCTACCATCTACTATGTCTACAACTTCAACTTGAAAATTTCCATTGTCAAAAAAAGTTACAATACCAAAAGCATGATTCCAGTTATGTAGTCTGCCTTTTAACCATGTGTTGTTTTCTGCTGACATATTTTTTAAACAACCCATTGACCAAGCACTTATATTTCCATCTAATAATCTTGTTGATGAAAACCTTGAAACATCATGTGTGTGTCCGTACATAATGTTTGTACCATATCTTTCTAAATGTGTCTTAGCATGAGTAGTTGTTGTATACGCACCATGTACAAAAGACAACTTACCAATGGTTAAAACCTCATTGTACTTACGATACTCATAACCCCTGTCATCCCATTTACAAGCATTTCTAAATAAATACTGATCTAGGTATGGGTTTTCCTCTACAAAGGCATCTAGCCACTCATCATGATTACCTGCAAGTATATGTCTAGTTTTGCATTTAATCTTGTCTAACACCCTGTCAAACCTGTCTATTTGCTTATTTACAGCTTTAACTTCTTTGTCTATCTCTGGTAGTTGGTATTCTAATGGTGGTCTTTTTTGCCTTTTGTATCTATGACCCGATACAGAATTCCATTCTCCAACATCACCCAGATTAATAAATATGTCTGGCTTAATAATTTCTATCGCCTTTAGTACAACTTTGACCGCACTCTCATCATGTATCGGAAAGTGTTGATCGGGTATAACAATCGCCCTTTTCATTTTTACCTACCTTTTGCTAGTTGCGCTCCAAAGTAGAATTCGATTATCATTGTTGCCCATCCAAATATTTCATCAAATTTCAACATCCCTTCTACACTAACATATTCTATCACATCAGGTGTCAATTGAATCCCTAAAATATCAAAACCTTCTGTAACTGTAGGAATAACTGTTGGTATATCCCAAAATACAGGTGCTACTTGTGTAAATATAACTAAAGCTAGTATAGTTAAAATAATAATTCTTCGATTCATAGCAGCCATTGGACTTTCTTTGTCTGCTCGATCTCTTGCCATATTAATAGAATCATTACGAACTTGTAGGTTCTGAATCATTAATTTTTGTTGTTCTTGTGCTGCTTGACTTTTAAGTGCAAACAATTTAGCAACAAATCCAAGTGCAATTGGTGCTACATTAGTTAAAAATCCAATCATGCGACCAACCTCAATACATTAAAAATCCCTACTTCAGAAGCTAAGAAGTAAGCAAAACCACCTAACAAAAAATACCTAATTTGGTTAAGCATATTAAATATCTTTTGTATCTTGGAATTAGTGTCATCAATCTTGCTAAACAGCTTACTTATTTGTGAAGTATGTTTATCTAATTGCAATTGAACTCTGTTATCATCCATCATCTTTTCTTTGGTTTTTTACCGTATCCCATAATATCTCCTAATTAGCTAGTGGATTGTCTAAAGACTCTTGTATACGCTTTTCCATGTCTACTTTAGTCTGCTCTACCTTAATGTCGAAGCGATCTAATTTAGTGTCGTAGTTTGTAAGTTTTGTATCTACAGACTGTAATTTAGTATCTACCTTTGACTCTAAGTTCCATTGACTGTTACGCAAATCAGTCATATCTTTTTTTAACTCAATTTTTATAGCATTAGCATGTTCTTCTATTCTCATAACATCGCTAGAAGTCTTTGCCATTTGTCCAGCTATAGCATCAAGGTCTAAATTTGCGATTCCTTCAACTTTTTGATATAACAGGAACCCTCCATAGAGTGAACCAACAATCGTTGAAATTAGGGCAAATGCTGCGACCAAACTGGTATATGTAAACCTTAATCCCAGAAATTTTAGTCTTTTATCAACTAAACCTTCAACTTGTGCAACTTTTTCTCCTAGATCAGCCATTAGTTATTAAAGTCACCATTTTCTTGCATTAATTTCAAATATTCAATTTCTTGCTTTAATCTTTCTACTTCTAACCTTCTTCTTTGTAATTCAAGTTGATACAGCGTATTACAATTAATTCTTTCGTTTGGTGCATCTAAAGGAATGATTAACCTAGCATACAATCCTATGTCTTTAGTCTGCGGATCATCTCCTTCTTTCCCTATAATTGGCACAACAGCATTATTAATTACACCTGTCATTCCAATCTCAAAGTTTGTACTACCACCTATAGCATTCTTACAATCTAAGTCACCCGCCCTAATACTGTCCGAACCACTTACTGAACTGATACTAGGTATCGAAAAACTCATCGAACTGCTTTCTGCTATTACCTGTGAACTTAGTAATAACAAAACTAACCACCGTTTCACTTAAACCTCGAACAAATCTTAGACTCTACTATTGGCTTAAAGTCATCATTGCCTCTAAGTTTTGATGTTGTGCATATGTATTCTGCTAATTTTGCGTTTTCTTCATTAACATAAACATCAAACTCAACACGCTTTAAATACTTTATGTTTATTATCTTGTATCGACTAACAAACGGTATTGGCTGCCATTCTTTGTCAAACACTCCAATCTGATACCACTCTACATCTGACCTTTTATTAAACACTTGCATTGTGGTCATCTTGGCACTCGGTATAAACGACATTTTCCACTTTGGGTAAGTGGGTGTCATATCATGGGCAGCTACAGAACTACATAGCAATACCCATAGTATTACTGAGCGATACATTCAGCTACTACGACTGCTGTATAAGAACCACCAGGAAATGCCTTTTGTTGTCCACCACCATAAGTAGCAACTGAAGTTACACTAAACCAAGTTGTTCCTGCATGTGCTAAAGCGTAAGTTCGCATTGCTCCACCGTTCGATACTGTACTAGCTGCTTGATAACCAGACATGTCAGAGGATGATGTTTGGTCTACTGCTACTTCTCCTGTCCATACAACGGTGTCACCTAAACTTGGACTTGAACTAAAAGAGGTAGGGTAGCTTATTTGTGCTTTGTAAGCATTAGCCAAAGATGTATCTACACGAACAATAGGTACTTGACCATTACTTGCAGGTAAAGTAGTAAGAGTATACGCATTAGGGTTTCCGTAATAACCAACAGTATCAGTATTAACTGTACATCTTGACTCTACATTGCCATTAATATTAGTGTTGGCCTCTACTTTTTTTGCAAACATAGAACAGCCAGTAAGCACAAGAACTAAACTAATTGCTAATAATTTATTCATTTGTATTGATCTCCTATCATTTCATTCATTAATTTATCTTGCCCTAAACTTCTTAACGCTTTTTTGTTGTCTACTATTTTACCACCTTGTAACGCTATAGACTCACGATACATCCCACCCTGGATCTGTGCTACATAATAAGAGTTGATATTTGTAGCTTTGTTTATTTGTTTTAAGAGAGATGCTTGTGATGTTGTGTTAGCTATGGTTAAGGCATTCTCTGTAGCTGCCAATGCTATTTCTAATCGTTCTCTTTCTTCATCTTCTTCTTCTGTTTCTCTTTTTTCTTCCTTTTTATCCAGAAGGTTGTCATCCACCGCTTCTGTTGTATCTTTAACAAACTCATCATCTAAAGCATCATATATTTCTATCTTAGGTATAACTGGCAATGGTGGTATGTAGTTAGGACATGATTCATCATTCTGTGCGTTTCTACATAAATCCCATCTGTACATATAAAGTATTGTTACATCCTCTATACTTCCTGTACCTGTGCCTCTGATCCTACCATCACCAAACTGTTCTATTGGTGTGTATGGTAAAGGTATAACATTCTGTACTTTTCCACCATGTTTGCCAGACCAATCTTCTGTGTCTTGAAAAATATAGCCACCACCAACTTTGTCATTTTCTATAGTAACTGTAAAGTCATCTACTACATTCTTAACTGTTGTGTAGTTATAAAGCACACCACTTATATCTAAACCTTCTTCAGCACTTATACCTAAAGTGCCTGTATTCATTTTCCAAGTATTGCCATATAAAGCAGCATTACTTGTATAGCCAAATTCGTAACTAAAAGAATATAAAGGCAGCAGCAACAGTACCCATAATGCTAAGAGCCTTTTCACGCTTTTCTGCAACACTAATTTCATTCTTCTCCTCTGGCATTGGTATCTCATCTGTCTTGACTGCCCAGGCTCTCTTAGCCTCATCACCGATCAAACCATCTATAGGGCAAGGCGTTCCTGCCGACATCATTGCAGACCATACATCTGGGTCTTGGCACATCACACTAACTGCTGCTACTTTCATTCCAAACATATAAAGCTTTTGTGCTTTCTTTAGTCTGAGGCAGTTTTCTTCTGTGTATGTCGTACCTACTGATAAACCTAAAATCTGTGTCTGTACTGAACCACTAGAACTAATCGTACATAAGTCACTATTGTTGCCACTACCAAACTGAGGTGCTATTGCACTAGGCGGTGGCTGTTTAACTGTTGTAGTTTGTTCACCTTTAGTTGTAACTACACTTGTCGAATCTGTAACAATAGGATCAGCTGCAAATACCGAACTTGACAACAACAACAAAACAAGTAACTTTCTCATTAGTCAGCTACTAAACTCACAAATGCTGGGTCTACTTCATCAGTAGGGTTAGCAGTAAAGTGTGTACACATATCTATATTTCTAGTTAATGTGTATGTATCAGAACCATAACTTACATTACCATCATCATCATATACAGCTACTTTCCTAGTTTCAGTATGAGGTTTATTCTCGTAAGCAATAACACCAGCTAAATCTGATATAGCGTTAATTGCTGTCTTAATTGTTTCGTGTTCACTATACAAAGTAGTAGCATAAGTAGCTATATCACTTGGCACAGCAGTACCACCTTTGGCTGCTCTTGACCAGTACCAGTCTATGTCTGCTAATCTACTAGCTACAACACTTCTAGCTTTCTCTAGCATATTAGCTTTAAGCGTAGCTACATCTCTAGCTGTTGAGGCATATGTTCCTACAACCTCTGAGCCACTTGTGTCTACAGTAAACTCACCATTCCAATAGTATCTGCTATCAGGAGTGACTTCTCTGTATGCCTTAATGCCTAGTGAGGTAAGTGTCGCACTATCCCTAAAGATTGTTCTAGGATAAAGCACATCACTAATCTCCATAGATTTAGGTGTTTTAATTATCTGTCCGTTAAAGTACCACATATTCTCTCCTATCGAG